TACATACGACGCGGCAGTTGCAACAACCAATAAAGCAATAAATAAACCAATGCCCATTATTTACGTCCCCACTTCAAATCTTTAATTGTTTTGGCGGCGAATTCAAAGCCGTCATCGTTTGGGAAATGTATCTTTTGCGAATTGTCGTTTGTTTTGCGCCCGTTTTCTTTCTCGAAATCTTTCCAATGAGAGGCGCAATTAATAACTATTTCACTTGAGTCTTCTGTATCGTCGATTTCATAACCGGTCATCAGTCCATCAAATACAAGAATCGGCGCACCAATAACAGAATCAGAATCATCCAATACTGCGCGATAAAACTGGATTGGCTTGTCTATATAATCTTGCGATAGAAAGATACTGATATAAGATTGCTCAACGCCAGATAACGTTAAGTTTATAGAATTTACTCTTAACTCGGATGTCTCGGTTACATCTCCGGCGTTTATAAAGTGTGGACTACTAATCCAAGTTGAAGATAAAACCGAAAGTGATCTGTCCCAATCAGTAATATACAAAGGCGTATCAAATTCTAGTTTAATCAGTGTCGCAAGGTTAAAGTCATCCTTTGCAAGCTCTGCAATGGTTGCTGCGTCTATCGCTCTGGTCATTATACTGCCTCAATGAAATCGACTTCGTAGTCTACCAGAGAAGCTGAACCAAGGGCATATTCCTGCACATCATTATTTAAACGTACCGTAAATGGTACGGAATCATAAACTAGTGCCGTATCATTAGGCACTGCAACCCTTAATGCTGGCTGAATACTTAAATCGCCAGCGCCAGTCAAATCGGCAGTGATCATGTAAACCTTGCTGTGGTTATCAAATTTAATCATATCCCCGGCTTTAAGCGTGCCAGTTAGACCGTCAATTGATATTGTAGTTTGCCCTATAGCTTCATCGACTGAAGTTAATACTGATCCAGCAGCGTTACCAGTTTGACTGCTAATTTCTGGCAATACAATCGTAAATGTTTCGGCCATGCCTCGCTGAGACATAATAAACGCATGGACTGGGGCAAATTCAGATCTCTTTAAACTGGAATATGACGCTGAAAACTCGAACCGCTGGCCGCCAATATTGCGCACTTGAGTCCGGCCAGATACGCTTTCGCTTGATAAATTATAATGCTGGCTGCGAAACCCAATCGATTGAAAAATAGGTGTGCTGGGATATGTTCCACTCATGCTATTGATGCCCTTCCGCGATCATTAACTGCTTGGTTAATCATTGATACTATTTGACCACGCCTTGAATTAAGGAGCTGATCAAAACCTTTCGTGTCGTTTGCTTGAATGTTGAAGCTAACATTTACGCTGCTATTACCGGCAGAACTTTCACCGCCCACAGCACGCTTTAAATTCTCATTGGTAGCAATACGGCCAGATGTACCCATAGTCAATAATTCAGGGCCACGCTCGCCGACAAGATAAGACTCGCCGCCTCGAACCTGACCGCCTAATGCTCTACCGCCTGCAATCGCTGTACCAGCAACCAAGCCAGCAGAAGCATAACCCATTGCNCGAATGCCTGTTACTGATGCAAGCCATGCTATTGGACCAGCACCGGCAACNTAAGCAGATGCCAAAGCTGCGGCNTGTTCTGTTGAAACGATAATTTGAGCAATNGCAATAGCTTTTTGTATNGCAAACAATGCTTTTTGTGCGTCGCTGCCTTCTTGGGCGATGGCACTCATTTGCCCAACAACATTGCTTGCACTAGCTAAAGCATAATTCTGGATGGCATCTTTTGCGTTCTGAACCCTAAGTTCTTCGGCAATCTTTTCCTTGTTTAGCTTTTGAATAGCGCCGAACAAATCTTCTTCGCGCTTTAATTCATCAGCTTTTAGCTTTTCGTCTGTTTTTACTTTCTGCTCATTTAATTTAATAAACAAAGATTCAAGCCGCTCTTCATTGGCAACCATTTCCCTGTTTAATCTATCAGTCTCTTTGATTGCTTCCTGCTCTTTTTCGTGAGCTTCAATTTTATCGTAAAGAGTATTTATTGCTTGTCGATTAGCAGCCTGAGATTCATCAGTTCCAACCTTATACAATGCAATTTCACGCTTAGTCATACCAAGCGTATCAGCTTCAACGGTTAATGACTTAATTAAAGATTCGGTTGCATCGGTATTATCATCAATGCTTTTAATAGCTTCTTCGCGCAAAAATGTCAGACGTTCAATTTCTGTTGCGTTCACTTGCATCCGATCGGCAAAATCTTCTTGGCTTTCTATTTCTTTTGCCTGAGCTAAAAACCCATCATAAGTAACTTTGATTCCAGATCGCTTTTCTTCGTTTAATTCGGCAAGCGCTTTATCATATTCTGCAACTCTAGTAGTAACCAAAGTTCTTACATACGCTTTTGCAGCTTCGCCTAAGTTATCAAAATTGTCCTCAAGGCTTTTCATGTCTTCCTGCAATGCTTTCATAGCATCGCCAGTGCCGGTGAGACTGTTATATAACGCCCCGGCTAATATAGCGCCAAATGCAATAACAACACCTGCGACAGCACCGCCCGGACCAAATACAGATGCTAACTGCGGACCCTGTTGGGCAAGAATAGTAAATGCACTGGTTCCCATTTGGGCTTGGACTGCGACATCTTGTAACTGGTAGGATACTTGAGTGGCTCCGCCTTTCATCATTTTGAACGATGAAACATTATTTTTTGCGGCAGTACCAAGATTTTTGGTTTGCGTTTCGGTCTTCTTGCCTTGTTTTTCTAGGTTATCAAGTTCTTTCGTGGCAGTCATGACGCCATCAGTAGTGATCTTAATTCCTAATTCTGCTACATCAGCCATTTTTGCTAATCTCTTGATAATGTAAGGTATCTAACCAGCGTATTATATCGACTTCAAATGGTGATAAATCGCCGTATATGTTTCCGTATGCTTGTATTTGATCATATCCAATAGAACCCTTGCTGGCATTCTTTAATGATACAAACATCGACCATAAATATTGCAATTCATTTTTCAGTTCTGGCACATTTTCAAGCTCTTTTGGCTTTCTGCCTAAACTTTTCTCCACTTGCTGCAAGTTTTGCAATCGGCTAACTTTTGAACCTTCATCATACCCGGCGGCCCAAAACTGCCACTTCGCATAATCAACAATATCTTCAGTTAGCCCATCGTAAAATTTTTGCGATCAACCACAAACCGATCAATCTGGGCAGCAATAGCAGGCGAATTGCTATATAAATCTTTTGCCTTATCTTCAGTAAATTCTACTTCAAGTTTTCCATCTTTAAGGCCGCGCCATCCTTTCGTAATCGCTACTAATAAATAAACCTCAGCGTCTTCGTCTTTGTTGAGCATTTTGCGGTGAAATTCTTTTACAGCGCTCCTGTACTGCTTTGAATCAATACCCCGTACCGAGATATAGAAATCCGTCTCTTTGCCGTCTAACGGGCTTACAATGCGTATTTCAGCCCCTTTCTCGTGCGATTCAACAGTATATAATTCTTTAATGTCCATCATTTTCCCCTATGGTAAAAAAGGGGCCGTTAAGCCCCTTATTGTTTAGGCGTCTGCCCGAGTTACTTTAATCTGAGTACCCTCGCCGCTATCGTACAATGCAACAAAATCAAGCGATACAGTAATTGCACCCGGACCGCCCACTTCAGGGTTACCAGAATTATACTTAACTTTCGGAAGGTCTACAGTGTAGCTATTGCCAGCAAGGTCAGTCAGCACAAATTGAATGCTTGATTCAGTCTCGGCAATAAACTTGTCAATCAGCGTTGAATCTTCGAAGTAAGCAGTAATTGATCCAGTCACCATTGACTTGCCGATAGATGGCTCCAAACTTTCATCGCTGCCAACTACATAAAGTGCCTCCATGCCATTATCAATGCTCAATTCTAAAGCTGTGACAACCGCAATTCCAGAACCGCCTTCTGTGATTGAACCGGTAAAAGAATCAAATGGTGCTGTAGTAGTCTCAGCATTATAAGTTGCACCAGAAACGGCACTTGATGAAACTGCAAAGCCTTTACCAACAATACCAAACGATCCAGTGACCATAGAATTCGGCGCAATAGACAAAGACAACGTATTCATGCTGCAACCAGTTGATCGTAGATATTTTCCAATATCTTCGTGATGCCGCTCTACAGTGAAACTTCTTCGAGTGGTTCCGGCTTTGAGTACATCGGTTGCCCAAGTGCCAGCCAAAGCTGCTTCAAGCAAATCATCGTAAGAACCATAAGACATCTCAAAATTAACATCACCTGAAACGCTTTTGTTGCCATGTCGATAATGAGCTACTTGGCGATCTTCGCGCAATTCCTCAGATTCAATAGCATCTTTTGACAAACCTAAGGTCGTGCCATTGTGTCTAATAGGCGTAAATACTGGGGTTGTTGGCGTAGTCCCGAAAGTGGATTCGGCTACGTAGGCCATATCATGTCTGGAGCCTGTTGCAATTGTCATAGTTACCTCGGGGCTACGTGAGCCATATAATTAATTGTTACTGATATAACGAACCTTTCTTCGTCAATAAGTCCTGCATTGCGCGATACATTGCCCAATCTAACGTAAACCCCATTATACAATAAATCAGTTCCACGTTTAAAATGATCAGCAATTGCATCCGCTTTAGTTTCTGCCGCGCCTTTCCCTTTACCAGCAGGAGCAAAAATATCAATCTGATAAATACCTAAATATTGATCGATACCATTATTGCCCAGCGCTGCTTGCTCTGTCGGTGCGGGCAAATGTGTCGGCCTTAAATATAAAGCCGTTTTTGTGGGCTTAAAAGCAATATTTTCCCAAGCTACAGGAGATGATCCAGATAAAGTATTTAATCTGGAATCAAGCGCGCCGCTAATGTCTTTAAATACAGTGCTCATTTATTAACTCTCTGAATAGCTTTATTTATGGCTGATTCAAATGCCGCAATAGTTACTCGAACCATTCCCGACGGTGCCTGAGTTGACCAGCCATATTCCACTCGCATTGCATACGGCAAGTTATTGGTTAGCCATAAAATGCCATCGTCTTTATGCGATTCTACTATTGCAGACATTTTGCCAATAGTAGCATTTCCGTTTTTATCTTCTTTGCTTAATATTCCGGTAGCTGGCTTATCAATCGATGCCTGCCAATTTCCTCTTAATCTTCCGCCCGTATAACCTTTGGGCGGCTTGCTTTTCCACAATGACGGATTGCCTACCGGGGTAGATTTAATTACTTTTCCAAATAAATCTAAAGCAACTGCTTTTTGGACATCATTAACATTGCGTCCAGTCTTAT